TATATATGACACTTCATACGAAGTGATTTCATACGAAAGTTTTTACAAACACATCATATTTATTAATATGTATTAGTATTTTTATCAACCCCCGAGTATGTGGTTACTCGATTTAAAAACATCTATGTTCTTTATAGACTGACACCACATGTCCTTGTAGTATTTAAATTTTATGGTCAGATAAGCTTATATTACAAGAACCAAATGGGTATTATTTGGGTTATATTTTCAGGTATTTAATAATTTTAAGAGATACCCCTCTTATATTATAGTTTATGTTCTTTATAGACTGATAAATATAGTAGTTTTATGTGTACAAACTATTAACTGACCCCTTATACACACTGATATCCATGTTTAGTTACAACATGTACTAATCACGTCATGACTGGGCGAGATTTGATAGTGTAATCAACACGATCCCAACTATGGTAATAGTGATTGTCGTATTCGACACGTGATTATAATAACCACGTTAGTGAAACGGTGTCGATGCCAGATCCGTCAACTCTGGTAATGATTTACACGCCTTGTGAATCTATAGCGAAAGAAGAAATAAAGACTATTAATTTGAGCCGAATAAAAATAATTTTTAGCCTTGTTGTAGATTGTTGTTATTTTATGATCTCATTATTGAACAAAAGCATGAAGAACTTACAGAAATTTGTGGACAACCTCTTACAGGTTTATTTTCTGTTCTACATTCTTGGTGGATGTAGAGTGTGAGTACGGCATGGAGCAGAGAGTAGTACATTGTATTACTATAGACTCATGCGTTGAGCAATAATGTTATAATTAATGAACTTTGGTCCCTTAGGAAAGGATACAATTGCGTTAGTTTAGACAAGAACAAGTGCTGGGGAACTAAAGGTTGATCGCCCCTACCGCTTTATCCTAGTTGGTATTTAATACCAGCCCGGTCAGAACAGGCTAATACCCTGAGCTCTGAACCCCATTTTGGGGTGACCGGTACACCGTAGCGTTACAGAGTCACAAAACACAAAAAACGAAAATATGCAATACCAAGATTGCACAAAAGCTACACCTTTTTTTATTAGCCATGCGGTACTAATGCTCGAATCTGGCATTATTAATGCCGATAATACTCGAATACCGTATATAGCTAGCCGCGTTAGGTACCAGGTTGAGGAATTTTTAGATCAACTGGAAGCCTATCGTAAAGGCGATGGAGGACAAATGGCAATAGCCAAACGTGTTCTAGGGAAGAACTATGGAGTTAACTCTGGAACAGAACGGATGTTATATGTACTTTTTGAATATATAGATAGTCTAGAGCCTAGTGCAGAGATAGCAAAAGCTAATGCACTACCTATAACTGAGGATTGTAGTGTTACAACTGCTTCTGTCGAAGTATGTAGCGCTAAAACTTTACTATCTGATAGTGAAGAAGGTGCCAATAAGTTGGTGCAATATATAAGTGAGATTTATCATAATAATAATGTTGAAGAGAATTTGCGGAATTTACAAACATTAGCATTTGGGACAGGCCTTTACTTACAAGATAAGTTTTGGCATAGAGTATTTCTTGGCTGTGCTATGATATTAAACTTGACTCTTAATGACAGTTTAGTATCTACCATGGTTAAGAATGGTCCACGATTGTTATTTGGTCGGACAGACCCACAAGGAATTTCTAAATTGTTAGAGTCATTTAATGGTAATCAATATAAGGATGCTTTTAAGCGCTTTATAGCTTATATTTTGATACCAGTTGGTACGGATATAGATTTATCTGTTGCTCAAGTCGAGCTTATACATATTAAAGCCGCTGAGAAAATAGATATATCTGATCTTGCTAAATCTATGGTGGACGCAGTAATCTATGTTGATAATATAGCAAAAACCCTGACAGGCTATGGTAACCTCGCAGGTATATTTTCAACACAACCAAAATATTTCGAGTTGTGTGCGGAATTTAAAATGTTTGAGATGTTAAGCAATAAAATGAAACTTGATCCAGGAGCTGGATTAGATTTTGATGCAATTTGCAGTGAATGCTCACATTTTATGTTATTGGCACACCAAGCTGCTGAAATAGAATATGACGATAAAACACGTAAAGATATTGATAGAATGGAGACTAAAGTAGCCTCTCTTTTAATAGAGGTTCGTGTGAAAGAGCGTAATGGAAAAGTGAAACCAGCACCTTATACAGTAATTGCTGTTGGGTCAACTTCTGTAGGTAAATCAACTATAACTAATACTATGTCACATATAGTATATCAGCTTATGGAAAATAAACCTTTGAATACGACTAAATTGTACACTGTTGGTGGTGGAGAAAAATTTCCAAACATCGATTCTGATGCAGAAGTTATTGTATTCGATGACTTATGTAACGAACTAGTATCGGCATCTTCTACTGGCAGTAGCCCACTCGCTATGTTGAATGAGCGAGTACAAAATTTTCACTTACCTATACCAGCAGCAGATTTACACAGGAAAAATAAAGTTTTTCCAGAAGAGCGTGTAATTGTTGCTAGTACGAACGTAGCGGATTTACAGGCTGATATGCTAACTATTGAAGTAGCGTCAGCACTGCGTAGATTCCGTGTTTGGTTGCATCCAAAGGTGAAAGATGAATATAGGAAAGTTGTTATTAATTCTAAAGGTGAATTAGAAAAAACTGGTTTTCTAGATTCAGCAAAAATGGGTCGAGATTTCCCTGCCGGGAAAATCCCCAATGCTTGGTGGTTTGATATTAATCAGATTAGGGTACAATATATAACACCCCCTTATTCTACTGATAAAGATCACCAGGTTAAGCACAAACAGGCCAGAGTATGGCAAGAGCCCGTAACTTTTATGGGCAAACAAATGGTTAAAGTGGATATGCATGAATTAATAGCGTTTTTAGAGCATGATGTAAAACAATTTAAGCAAGAACAAGCATACGTTGTTGACTACTTGAAAAGATTTAATATTATTAATTTATGCTCAACATGTCTACATACATCATGCATTTGTGTGGCATCAAAGCGCACACTTGTTGAACCAGATGGAGTGATTCCACATGGTCTTGATTGCAAACCTTTTGCTTCTGCTAGAACAGTATACGCAGGGGTTGATCAGCAAGATGACAAAGACGTTATACCATATTTAACATCTATCAATATAAATGTAACAGATGTAACGCAAAATTATAGTGCTCTGATGGGCCTTATGGAAGGTTGTAGACCTTATAGGACCATATCAATAGCTCCCATTGATTTGGTTGAAGCTATGTTCTTAATATTTACAGATAAGCATACTGTTAATTTTGTTAAAGGTAAATTTGTTAAACGTGGTAAACGTATTTTTCTAAATGTTATTTTGTATGTGGATTTATTTTCACAATCATTCATTATACAGGACTATGTACTATGTACAATGTGTGCTGTGTCATCCTCCTTTAAGAATTCTATAGATTTATTATATAGAGATTTTTCTAGTGGAGATTCTGATGGGTCAGAGTGCGGAGATATTCCCCACGGGCTACCTAATGCCCATTCATCTAACTTTGATGATGAAGTCATACCGTTTGAATCAATATACAAGCGATGTTATAAGTCGTTTGTATCGGCGATTACACAGTACCCGCTACGTCAGTATAAAAAATTTGGAAAAAGTAAATTTCAAGCGTCTATGCTTGATATGCTTGGGTATGATAGTGATTTTAAAGGAATACAAGAGGGTATTGCTAAAATTGCTTATACTATCATGTATTCAGTTACGGATGCAAAAGTTTTCCATTATGCAGTATGGATTCCAAACAATTTGTACAATGAAAATATAGTAGCATCTTCTGTATATATGACATCAAAAAGATCAATGTTTGATAGAGCTTGGCAAAGTATTACTACAAAACTTGTGAAACGAGTGTGTGTACTTGCTGTGGCCATAAGTGTTGGTCACATGGCTTTTCCATTGGTTTTAGCAGCTATGTGGTATCTTTCTAAGCTTTGGAAAAATGTTCTTAGTAATGTTTTGTATAACTATAGTGAATTTATTATACCGTTCGTAGTTTTATGCTTAGCACTTTTTATGATTAATGCTAATTTTATAGCCATTGGACTTAAAATAGCTTGCTATTTAACTCATATATCAAGTTTCGCTGTTATCTCTTTTGGTACAGGGATATCATATATAGTAACCAAGTGTTATAAAGAGTTTTGGGAAATTATTGGCAATTTGACCAAAGTTGCACAAAACACTATATCTTTACGGCGATCCCAGCTAGAAGATGTTAGAACAAATAATAATTTCATGTCAGCTGTACATACTATTACAGCTCTTGGAGTGCTTACTTCTTCAGATGTTGCTGAAGCCCACTCCGAGTACTATGCTAAACCACATGAACTGGTACTCAAAAGTGAAAGACCAAAAGTGTTACGAACTTCTGATGAGCTTATGAACTATATAGAAAACAATATGGTGCATATATCTACGAAAGAAACACGAACTTGTGCTTTCATCCAGCGTACTGGAGAAGTATTATCCGTTTGGCACTTCTATAAGGATGTCCCAGATACATTCTATTCTAAGCTAACGATTCTGAGGAAATCAGCAAATCACGGCGGAAATTCAAGTTTTAGTACTATGGTATCAAATCAAAATAAGTATCAGGTTAAAAATCATGACCTTATCAGAATTCACTTCTCAGAAGGAGATTATTTTAAGGACATTACAGAAACTTTTACTAAAACAGAGGAAAGTACTAATCAAATAATTAGAATATATAGAGACTGTAAAGGGATTGTACATCGAGAGGAAGGGTTAATTACTAACTATGAAACTATAGAGACAAATGGGTCTCCTTTCCAATCAAGAGGATTTAGATATAGCCTACCATCAGCTGTAGGATTATGTGGTGCCCTTATACTTACAAAAGGGAAAAATAGTAGGATAATTGGTATGCATATTGCTGAATTCAGGGACGGCACATCTGGTGCCATATGGTTGACACAAGATACTATGAATACATATAAACAAACTAGTATCTTAAGAGCACTAGATGCTCCAGATCCAACTCATATGGTTACCAAATACAGTGTAGGTAGTATCCCCAGACAGACTACCATTAGCCATCATATTAGAGATGGCCAAATTGATGATTACTACCAAACCTATGGTAAGATAGGTGAGTATACATCAGTTAGAGATACTATTGTGTACCATTCTATACACGACCAGTTAGAGAATTTGGGATTGCATTGTACTCATGTATCGCCTTTTAGGAATCATGATGGAACAAAGAAACCTATTTACTCAGGGAAAAAGAAACTTTTTTCTCGTGCTGTTATACAAACTGGAATGGTTTCACCACAAGAATTATCTCGTGCAGCTAGAGATTATTTCTTACCATTTGAGGCTATAGCAGCAGCAAACCAACCCACACCCATGTCACTTGGTGAGGTATTAAACGGTAGACCAAATAGTAGATTTTTATCGGGAATTGATATATCTACTTCAACAGGTCCACCTGAGAATAGACCTAAAACTGATTTTATTAGTGTTATTAATGGCACTAAATATCTTAGTAGTGATAAAATAAACGAATTGGGTATGTTCGTTACTATGTTATTGAACGACAAAGTACCCGATATAGTCGCTGAATTGAGCGACAAGCTAGAACCCAAGAAAATCAAATTGAAACCTGGGTCATCTGATAACCACAAGATAAGTACTGATGATCCTATACCAGACCCAAGAGTGTTCCACAGTGTATCATTTAAACTTAATATGCTGTTGATGCAGCTCTATGGTCCTATATTTGAGCTCTTTTTTGATAATAATATTCTAGCAGAGACCGCACTTGGTTTCAACCCCTACCACCCCGATATACCGACGGAGATTTATAATTATTGTACCTTTAATGGTACTGCTAGAATTAAATGTCTAGATGTGGAGAGATTTGATCTATGTAGAGCAGCTCAACAATTGAACTGTATCTTCTGCAATCTTATACGATTGGCAAAAATAGCTAATTATCCACAAAAGAAAATACTCATAATGGAGAAATTAGGAGCACTGATTTGTAGATCAGTTCTTAAGTTTGAAGGAATAGCTTTACTATTATTGGATATTCTACCATCTGGTATGTATGGGACGACTCTCTTAGGAGGAATGTCAATATCATTAAGTTATAGATGTTGTTTTTTCTCTTATGCAAATGTTAGTGATTATAGATATTATAATCATCTTATTACTAATGGAGACGATAGCGTTGAAGGTAACCTTACTATATTAGGTATACCCCGCTTTCCTTTCTATGATTGTAATTATGTCGTTGAATATTTCAAAGAGAAAGGAATTATTCTAACGTCTGCTAATAAATCTGATGATATAGATAGGTTTTCACAATGTTTTGAGTTTCTAGGTAGGGTTTTTGTTAAACACAAAGAGCTTGATCGTATTGTACCACAATTAAATTGGAGGAGCATGATGAAGATGATTCATATTGCTATTAAAAGTAAAGAGGTGGATATGGATGAGGTATTGTATCAAAGTTTAGTTGTTTTCCTTAAAGAATTAGTCTTTTATGGAAAAAAGGATTATAATGATACAGTGAGGAAGCTAAGAGATATTGATAACCAGGTGCTTAGAAGCACGAACGAATTATGGTGGTCATATGAGGCCGCAGTTGAATATTTTAATATGTATAATTCACATGATCGTGTATATATAGATCCATCATTTGGATCCTACTTGCCTAAAGCAAACGCTCATGAGGCTGAACAGCCGACCGTTGCAGGCATAGCTACAGCTGTAGCTAAATTTACAGGTAAATTGAGTAGTATTCCAGTGTTGAGACCATATATGTTAGCGACAAGCGCTGCTTCAGGTGCGCTAGGGTCAATTGCACAGGCCCTAGGTTTTAGTAGACCTACTATTACAGATGCTGAACCTCCTGTTGTTGTACAAGGTTTTCAAGCATACAGCACTATTAATGTTAAAGAAAGTGCAAAAAAGTTAGCAGTTGATCAAAAGAACGAGGTAGTTCTATTGAATCATGATGGTATAAAAGATCCACTAGCAGTAAGTGAATTAGCAGGTAAATGGTCATTTTTATGCAAAACTGAATTTTTAGACAGTGATGCTGTAAATGCACCAATACTTACTCTTAGAGTAACCCCTAATCAATTTATTGCTGTTGGTGGTTCTTATAAGTACCTAACATCATCTGCTATAGCATGTATACCATTTGATCTATGGACGGGAACAGTTGAGTATGAATTTGAAGTTGTTAAACCAATACTTATTGGTGGTGCTTTGTTAATACAATATGACCCGTCACATTTTTCAGCAGGTTCCCCTTTGAATGCACATCACGGCATAATATGGGATTTTCTGAAAGAGGATAAGATACGTGTTCGCATAGCTCCATCACAAGAGACAACTTTTATGACGACTAAAGGCTTATTAGCTACGTCTGCATACATGAAGATGGATGCTGCGTACTTGACATCAAGTACAGATGATAACGGATGCTTAACCTTACGAGTATTTAATAGATTAAATGCACCTAATAACGCCACTGTAGGTTTTAGAATAACCATTTTGGTTAGAATTCGTATGGTGGATGATTTAGAAGTTGCTCGACCAAATAATGTTATTGGAACAATTGGTTACAAGAAGTACTCCGCAGCAAGCCTTTATGATTGGCAAACTGATAATGATGAAGAGAAAGCTAGTACTGAGTATAAGCCTAAACATGATTACTCTTTTATGCTAACGCTAATAGCAGCAATTCTATTATATGGACTGACATTGATAGTCCCTTATCGATATAAGAGAACTATTGATAGGTGGATGTATTTATTAGTTGAAGCTATGAGAGATGAGCATCCAGATCTGTATGCTCACCCTAATGTTAGAGTTATACAGTCAGAGTTGCCTAGTAGTAGGGAAATAGCACTTGCAAATGCAGAAGTATTAGAAGATATACAACACGAGGAGTCCAAATCTTGGCACATAGAAGATACAGAACTACAACAAAGGGTAGATACATCTATAGGGCTAGAATATTTCCTCGGACGCAAGATAGAAATCTTCTCAACTGATCTCACAGTTGGTGATAGGTTACACGAGTATATAGACCCATGGTCTATTATGCTGCAGAATGCCACTATAAAGGACAAATTGGCATTATATAAGAATTTTAGAGGAGATATTATCTTTACAGTGTATATATCCTCATCCAAATTGTATTATGGACGTTTTATGATAGCATATACGCCATACTTTAATGATGAGTATTGGCCTTATGCTGAAATGGATAACGGATCTCCAGTGGAGTCTACGATAGATGCAGAATTAGTTATTGCATCACAGTTGAATCACATAGATATATCTCCTGCTGACACTGAGTCAAAGGAATTACGAGTACCTTTCCATTATAAAGCAGAATTCATAAATCTATTGAATGATCAACAGGAGGAGATGGGACGGTTATTATTAACCTCATACACCCAACTGTTGGCATCCAATGAAACAACTGACAAAGTTACACTTCGTATTTTGGCACAATTTGATAATGTGTCGTACAGAGGAGTGACATGTCAACCCCTCTATACACCAGCTGCCGAAGAAGTAGTTAGGAGTGAGGAAATAACTGGTAAATCGTACACAGGTAACATGGCTGCACTAACATATGTTGGTGAGTCCATATCATCATTCAGACAGATGATAAAGCGTAGGACGCCGTACGTATATGGGCCAGTAAAAGTGATATCCGGGACTAAACATACTGAACTTATTTTAGACACAAATATAGTTCCTCCTGGTAGATCAACAACTCTTAGTTTAGCGTTAGGAACATCTTTGTCCGGTTTACTCGGCGAGAATCCTGTTGCTATAACTTGGCTATCCTACGCACGTTATCTCTTTGCTGGTATGAGAGGCTCTATTCGCTTGACTTATGTACCTACTATAAATACTGGTAAAGAATATTTTAAGATAAGCGTTAATAGAGATGCTTATGCAGCTACTGCATATAAGTATACTGAGTATACCCCTAGCAGTAGATTTAGGTCTGACAACATAGACGCTGAAGAAGAGTGTATAGCTGGAACTGAGCTTAGCACCTCGACTGTTAATCCTATATTGGATGTCGAAATCCCATATCAGAGTCAATATTTATTCCAAGCAGGAAGATCATCTGGAGCTTCAGGTAGTTACCCGCGCTTGCGAATCATGGGATATGATCGAACCGGCACTATAGCTGATCACATTATGTTATCAGCCGGTGAAGATATTCAGTTCATAGGTTTCATGGGACCTCCTGTTATAGTTTTTCCACTTGCTAGGACGACCACTGATAACTAAACAAGCCCAGCGGCGGGCAGAGTTATAAATATATTTAATTTGTGGCTCATCGAGCCGCATGTTTTAAGCGTAGCGCATTGGCCGC